TATCTATGTAGTATAACTTCCAAGACTCAAATTCATGCGTACTCATATTTTTTCTCATATAATCTACTGTCATGCCTAGATCTTGTGCTAATCTAAATTCAAACCCTATCTCTTCATTGTTCTGGAAATTGATCAGAGATTTTTCTCTGATCCTCCTTAGTCCATGCCATGCATTTATATACACCTATTAAAATTTTATCTACTATAGCTGGAGTAGCTTTCTGATACAACTCTTCTATATGTTCTATGTCATCAAATTTAGGATCTATAAGTCCTTTAAGTAATAAATATTTTTCAAACAATACCTCATCTCTAACCCCCTCTACTGTGGAAACTTCGTTAATTTCTACAGAATCTGCTTTAGTTAATCCTGTAACAATAACAGACGCATCCCACTCTCGTATTTCTATTTCTCTTTCCGGTAAAGATGGTGCGTTAGAAATGTCTTCTAGCTTTAATCTCTTCATATAGACCTCCTAGACTTATTTTAAGTATATCTATATTTTAAGCAGTGCCCTCTGTAATATCGCCTGTAAGTTGGAAATTCGCGCTGAATCCAACTGCTCCGCCTATATCTGGGCTACGATCATACGAGGTTAGAATTGCTTTACCACTTGCTTTTGGATTACCGCTAGTTGTTCCTATCGGATAGAACTCAAAATCAACTTCCGATCCTAGAATCCCTGTAAGATAACCATTTACAGTAGCATCAAAGCTACCACTTAAAGTTATTGAGCCATCCTTAAGGCCACTCACATAAGCTTTACTAGAATTAGAAAATGCGCTGACTTCGCTTACATCTGCTGTTCTTGAAACTGCTACATCTGTCAAGACATTAGAAACATCTCTTAAAGATCCTCCAGAATCATCAAACTTAAATGCTGCGTTCTTACCATGTGTAAATGTTGGCATTATTCTCCTTTATATTCCCTGTCCAAAAGACATTGCAACAGTAAAACTAGGATTAGTACCTCCTATAGTTAAAACTGCTCTTGCATATCTGTTTGGAACACTATTACTTGTTTTGTATTCAGATCCTACTGCTGTTAGCTGACTAAATGTAATATAATCAGAAAAAGTAGAGTTGTCTGAACTTGTTTGGATCTTAGCGTCTAAGGTAGGAGATGTACCACTTACTGCGGTTACATGAATAACTCCTCCTCCTCCATTAGTACCTGCTGCTCCAAAATCTACCGAAGTTTCGTTACCTGTTGCGGTTTTAGCAGTAGGAGCTAATAGTGAAAAACCATTAAAGTTATCATCATCAAATTGAAATGATACTGCTACAGATACTACTCCTCCTATGTCTGCTGATCTATCGTATGAAACTTCTATAACTTTACCTAAACTAGATGGATTACCTCTAGTAGATCCTATTGGCATTATAGAAAATGCTGATCCTGTACCACCTAATTGTGCTAAAAACTCTGCATCTGAATCTGGAGAACTTGTTTCAAAGTAGCCGCTTAATGTAGCTGTGCCATCTTTAAGGCCGCTTACATAATTTTTACTAGATGAGGTGAAAGTAGATGTTTCTACTACATCAGAAGTTAAAGAAACTGCTGCGTCTGTTAGTGTTGTTGAAAGGTTAGTATTATCTAATAAAATCTCTGCATCTTTACCATGTGTAAATGTTGGCATATTATTCCTCTTCTTCTTTCATCATTTTACTATTAAACTTTACCGCTGCATTATTCTTAATCAAACTTCTTGCGACTTTATCTGGTACATCTACTACTTTTCCAGATTCTACTCTGATTTCTTTTTTACCATCTGAATAATCAGATCCTATTAATATTTTTATTTTCATTATCCTATTACCTCTACATTAAAAGTTACTCCAAGAAAACTTGTCCCCTGTGTAACTTCATACTCTCCATAATCGGTTGCATTAATAACTCTAACAGACATTGCCGCACCTCCCAAAGTTGTATCTGCCTCAATTGCTGCTTTAACTGAGTTACTACCTGACGCTGCTAAAAAGGAATCTAAATTATCTTGTCCTGTTTCTGCGTCCACTTTAGATACATATAAGATTATTGGTATTTCGTAAGTATCTGATCCTCTCTGCATTGTTGAATCAAAGTTAAGAGTATTAAAAGGAGCTATTAATACAGTAGGAGGATCTATAAAGTCTGGAACATAATCATAGACCATAAGTCCTGAAATAGTTTCTAACCTAGTTTTTAAACCTGATCTAATAGCACTAAAGGTTGCCATTACCTTACACTCCTTACAATATCTTTAGCTATTAATTCTATCATTTCTTCGCCCCTCTTCTTAATTTCTTTTTGATTCTCAAACACAACACCGCCGATAAAAGGCTTCATTTTTAAACCTGTTTTAGAGATCTTTCTAGCAACTAAGAAAGGATTTAATTTAGGCTGTCCTCTCTTAGCCCATTTAGCTAGACCTGATCCCTCTTTATATGGTGGAAAAAAAGGCTTTGTTTTTTTAACAGGAGTAAATGATCTGAATATAGGTTTACCATGTATAAAAGGTGCATATTTCATAGAGGTAGCTAAACTAAATCCCTCTGACATCCTTAATCTATTTGTATTACCTAACTTCTTTGTGTATATAGATCTATTTAAATTACCTGTATTTTTATTACCTCTTCCTCTTTGTGATCTTGGAGATGGAGGTAAATTTAAACGATCTATAGACTCTTGTTTAAAATCTTTGGCTAAACCATTTACAAAGTCTAAAGATCTTTTATTCCAGATTGTTTGGCTATTTATTGATCTAGAGAGATCTAATGCACCATTTAGAGTAAGTTTCATACTCCATATTGCCTATTTGTATTAATAGCAGTCAAACCAACATAAGGCCTTCCACTTGCTAGAGTCATAGTTGATTTTTTATAATGTTTTACTAAAGTTTGAACATCTGGATCTAATTTACTTAAAAACATAATAGGAGCTTGACCTGTTTCTGGATTACCACTAAACCCCATTGGACTATTCTTTCTTTGAAAATATCTAGCAGATTGTATTAATGCTGCTTGTTTTACATCATCTGGGACACTAGGAAAACCAAATTTAGCAGTTACTGATAATCCCTGTCTGTGTTCTACCGGTAAGACCTTTCCTCCTTTTTCAATAGCCATTATGATCTTATCAAAAGGAATAACAGGATCTAACTTATCTGCGTTATATGGTGCTAAATAAAAGTCCTGATTAATAGTTAAAGTTTCATTAACAGATCCATCTACATTTAAAGTTTTAATTATTAACCCTGTTGTTGTTGCTATATCATCTACGAATACATAATCCATAAATTCGCAGTCATATAATCTAGTTTGTACTGTACTGTCAATATCAAACTGCCTACCACAGTATTTTGCAATAGAACTAGAGGCAGACTTAATAGATGCGTTTAAGTTGTCATCTTGTCCAGATCCCGATAGACCTAACCAAGTTTTTAATTCAGATAACGCACAGTAAGTCTGACTCATATTCTATTTATTCTCTTCTGGTTTAACTGCTTTTGTCTTTGGAGCAGGTGCTTTTTTAGTTGCAATCTTTACATCTGGAACAGGATCTCCTATACCAGCTATAAGAACTCCACTAATAAAAGGACACTCTTTACCTTTAGAATATTTTCCTGAGTCTTGATCTTTCCAGACCATATCAGAAGGCTTTTCAATATATTTCATATTTTCACTTTCTTGGAACGCAGAGCCAATAACTTCATTAGTCATAACAAAATTATGGCTCTGACTATCCATTTACGATTATTCTATATCGTTGATTCTTGTAAACGCTTGTGGTTTATAAACAGCTAATGCATATCTTAAAGATGCTTTAACAGTTAGAATATCTTTACCGAAATCGCCATCTGCAGCTGAGTCTGAAATTTGTAATTCCATACCTCTTCTGAAAACATGATTAGCGGCAAGACCACCACCGAACTTACCTACCACTACATCAATAGTAGTAGAAACAGCTCCACCGATCTGAGAAGATTTAACAACAGGTAATCCCCAAATTGTAGGAGTACCAGCTAATGCTGACTGTCCTAACATGAAGTTGTTGTTTCCATCTACCTGACCTACTAATGCGTTATAAGCAGCAGGACTCATTAATACTGCGTCTGGGGCTAACTTGCCATTGACCTCAATATCTTTGATACCATTTAAAATAGTTCTCAATTTACCACCAGCAGTAGCAGGAAATGCTCCAGCTGTATATGTGATTGTGTTGATCCCTGTTTGTTGTGTAAGACCTTTTACATCAGGTGCTACACCGCCACCGACTAGGAATTGTTTTTCTAGTCTTTGCATTACATGGTTTGCTAATCTTCCATCAAAATAAGCTCTAGCTCCTGCTTGATCTTCTAACAACTCTGCTGTTATTGGTAGAGTTGTAATGAATTTACGAACAGGTGCAGTAACTGCAGAATAAGAAAACGCATCTTCTGGAGCTGCTGCTCCTTCTGCTTTTTCTGCTGCATTGTTAGTGCTTGATTCTTGTAAGAAGTAGTAAGTTGTTTGATCTGTATTAATTGAATCTACCAAGTCTAAAGCTGGATTAGGATTTGGCTCTATAGCAGGTATAACTTGCTGATAGATTGTATCTCTAGTCCATACTGAAGTAGTAACAGTAGTTTTAGCTTCGAAAGGTACATTTTTAATACCATGATCAACGAAGTTTGTATAAGCTTTTGAATCTAAGAATTGTTGTCCAAGAGATTTTGGCTCTTCTTGTTCTGGCTCACCATAAACAGGTACTCCAGAAACTTTTTTAGAAGAGTCTATTTCTTCTTTATTAGCTGACTTCATTTCCTCAAGATCTTGTAATTCATTGATCTTATGACCGAGATCTGCTAACTCATCATTTCTCTTTTTAATTTCTTCTTTTTGATCGGAAGAAAGTTCAGACATATCCTTTACAGAATCAAAAACATTAGCCAAGTCTTCGGATTTTTGAGCTTTTTCGGCTCTGAGTTCTCTTAAAGTACTCATATATTATCTCCTTATTATTTTGCTAAGTTCTTTTGAACTTCTATAAATAACTCATTATCCTTAACAGGATCATATCCATATCCATTAAGTACATCATCCAACCTATTAAAAGTTGCATTAATACCCTCTAGATACTTAGATACAAGCTCTGTGGATTTTGAGCTTAATGTTTTTTTCTCAGAGTTTCTTAAAAGAGCAAGATCTTCTATTCTCTCTGTAAATGCCTTAATCTCCTCTAGTGAAGATATAGCATGATCTCCAAGACGCATACCCTGTTGGGATGACTTACCGACTCTTGAATCGGTATTACTTGAAACTTCGGAATCTTTGTTCATATCTTTTGCACATTTTCCATCTTTACTGTATGTACATTTCTTTTTACTGTATGCTTTTTCTTTCTGATTCACATATTCATTATGTGTAGCACATGGCATGTAGATTAAAGATCCATCATCTTTTTCATGTGTATGAGTACCCTCACAACCAATCTCTTTAGCTCTTTCTGCTGCCTCTTGTTGTGTAGTGTATTCATCTTGTCCTACTTGTGCTTTTACTTCTTCAAATTCTGTATCGTGATCATCTATTTGATCTTCTGGATCTTCTTTATCTACTAACCCAGATTTTAATGCTTGAACAAAAGAGTTCTGCTGTGCTCCGACTAACACAGGAGAAACCTCCCAAACTTTTACATCTTCTAATACTCTTACCGGAACTTCCTCTCCTTTAGAGTCTATATGTGATCCCTTACTAGATTTCATAACTTGAAAACCATAAGAAAATTGTTGCATATCTGACATGGCTTTTACTGTTTCGTAAGCCTCTTTACCAGCCTCAGTATCTAGGAAATAACCTTTGAATACTGCTTTTTGGTTATCTGTTTCAATAATTCCTCTTCCAATAACCTTAGACCAATCATGATTCCATACTAGAGGAACTTTGTTACCTGTATATCCAGATCGTAAAGCTCCCTGTTTTGTAACATCTTGATCAGAGTCAATAGTATCAAACAAAGAAAATACAGCTTCTAAATATCTTTTTCCTCCCTCTTCTTTTAACTCTATTGGAGCATTTTTAAAACTAAGATCTTCTGGCCTTTTTACTTCACTCATCTATTACCTCTATATAAGTTTCACTACATCTACAGTTTGCAATTAATCCTATCGGTGCGTTAGGATCTCTTGGCCTGTCTAACTTAATTCCATTATACAGATAAAAACTATTCAGAGGAACTCTTTGATTGTCTAGTTCAAAATGAGCAGATCTAACTTTGTCATCTCTTTCACTTAACCACTCTTTTTCTAGTGTCTTTCCTGTAGATTTAGCTGCTCTTTCTTGACTCCAAGAACTAACCTTACCTACTTCAGTTCTAGCTATTGTTTTAGCTCTTCCTAAGTTCTGACCACCTAAAACAGTATTAATATCCTTAGCTAATTGATTAAAGAACTGATCTCCATTAGGAGTATTAGCTATTGGATTTACTATTCCTAGTTCCTCAAACTCTTTAATAGTTTTTTCTATTATTGTTGCAATTCTTTTTTTAGTTGTGTTATTTAGATCGTTCATAACCTTTTTAGCGTTTTCCTGTATAAAACCTGCTGCTTGTCCATCTTCAAATAAAGACCTTGCTGCAACCGGTACTTCTCTTTGCCCTCTATAAAAACCATTTTCAACAACTTTCTTTATTGATCTACCCTCTGGAAGTAAAGCTGCAACTGTAGTAAATACTGTTCTTACTGTTTCTTCTGGATCTATTCTTACATCTAAATCAACAGGATCAGCCTGTTTAAAATTATCATCTGCTGGAAATAAGTTATCGTAAGTCCTTACGGTAAAATCATCTCCAATACTATAAAAAAGAGGTAGTAATTCTTTATCAAACTTTGAATTATCTAAAAATATATCTACATTAGTTTGAAGTGTTTGTAAGTCTATAGATCCTCTTGCAACCTTAGATAGTCCTCTTCTCTGTCTGTTTAACTCTTTACCATAGACATTACTCATATAATCCATCCAAACATTTTCTAAATTATTAATAGCTTTCCAAAGTTCTTTCTTATCTTGTTCAGATTTATAATGTTTTACTGTTGGTAGTCCAAGAAACTTAGTTGTTGGCTCCTCCCATCCATACAGATCAAACTCTACTGATTTTTCTTCTTTAACTTTTTCAGCTTCTTTATTTGCCCAATTATATGCCCTCATCTTATTAGATTTAGATATATCTCCTCCCCACAATAACCAAGCTACTTGGCCTGCTGTAGGCTTATCTGATCTACCCTCTAAGTAGTCATCTGCTTTGTCTGAGTCTAGATCTCCCTCATGTCTTGAAAACCATGCGGCCATTCTGACTACTTTAGAATCTGAAATCTTTCCACTAGCCATCTCTCTAGCCTCTCTCTTTGTTTTGTCTGTAAGACCATCTCCAGCGTATTCAAGAAGATCTAATCCTCTTTGTGCGTTCTTTTGTATGTAACTAGGAACTTTTTCTACTTTAATTTCTATATTTTCTTCAATATTCTTTTTAGTAGATTTAGGATGATTTTCTGGTAGTAAATCTGTATCAAAGGCTCTATTTCTAAATCTACCTGTTCGAAGTGCACCTATAAAAGTATTAACGCGGGCTAATGCCCATTGATCAGAAGAAGTAACACTAGGCCTGACTGATGCTGGATTAGTATTATAAGCCCCTACTCCTCTTTCAAAAACTTGTCTTAACATAGAATAAGTAGCTCTGTACTTAGGATCTTTTTCGTTGTGTTCTGAAACTTTATCTCTTAAAATGTTTTCTATTCTTTTACTTACTGCTTTTTCTTCTACTTCTATATTTGTATCAGCTTGATACATTGTTACATCTTGGCTGTCTTCTGTTGGTACTTCTGCTACCATCATGTTTCTTATAAAATAATCTCCATTATCTAGTGGAGGTAACTGTGTTGCTGATCTTGCCTCATTAACAGTTACAAAACCTGCATTAAATCCCTGTGTGATCCTATTCATTGTAGCGTCTTCATCCTGACTTAAAGCTCTTACATCTGATAGATCGTATTTAAAACAATACTTAGGATCTGATTCAAAATCTTGTAATAATAGTTGTTTTGTAAATTCATTAGCGAAGTGATTCCAAGTAGGTATTAATTTTTGTTCTGTAAAGAACTCTCTTAGTTCTCTTACATTACTGTAAGTTGCGCGTTCTAGTCCTGATCCGAGTCCTGCAAGGATTGCTGGCACGCCTAAAACTGCAGATATTCTTTCTTCGTTAATATATCTAAGTTTTCCTATTTCTAGATCTTTTGGACTAAAAGAAAGAGTTTGTATATCAACTTCTCCACCTGAGATCACAAGTGGCCTACCTCTATTCTCTCCTCCAAATCTTCTTCCAAATACTTCAGCTATATTCTCTGCCTCATCACTTGTCATAGATAGATCATTTTTTGGAGATATAACAACACTTGGAACACCTGTATTCTTAACTAAAGCTGCTCCCATCTGTGATGCCGCTGCATCCCCTAATACTTCTACCATTACAGATCTAAGAGGAGCTAATCCTCTTCTGTGATTTCTAGGATCTATTCTTTCTCTTAAATGGATCATATCTTCAGGAGGTATAGATAATGTATTGCCTTTTTGTTTGTATTCGTACTTTGTAATTAATTCTTCGTTGTTTCCTTTAACTTCTACCATATCAGGTAAAAGAGGTACTAACTGAACAACAGATCCTGATTCGTTTTTAAGTTTTAGTAAAAATGCATCTCCATAAACAGCTACAGAAGTCATAATATAGTTATTAAGAAGATTAGAACTCATATTAGGATTAGGATTTTTTAATAATTCACTTGCTGGATGATTAGGTATATACTCTAATCCCTCATCTGTCTTTATATAAACTTCTAAAGGTGGCTCAGAGAATGCAGTTCCTAAAACATTAAGACATGCTAATGCTGCTGAATTACCCTCTGGGCTCATCTGATTTACACCAGAATAAAACCCTGCGTCTGTATTAAATGGAAAAACTATCTGACTTGTTGGGACTTGTCCATAACTTTTCTGTTCTGCATCTGATCCCTGTTGTTTAAAAAAACCTCTAATATTATCTGTCAAACCCATCTAGGTAACACTCCAATTCGTTTTCCTAACTATTCCAAATCTTGCTGCATAAGCAAGAGCATCTACCTGATCATCATGCGAGCCTGCAGATGGAAAGCTAGTCAATTCTCTCTCAAATTCTATCAGCCAATTAGCATTCTTCAAAAACCATATACTGCCATTTTCAGTACCAGCTGCAGCAGGAACTGCTCTTGCAGTTTTACTTTTATCAGCTTTTAAATTCCTAATAGGTAGTCCTGATCTTCTTGCCATCTGAATAATTCCTAAACCGAAACTAGAGTCCTCTACTCCCAACCATGACATATTCCATTTATTGATCATTGCTTCAATCTTTGGTAGTAGTTCTGGAGCCTCTAGTCTAGCCCTGAAAACATCCAAGACTAATAGCTTACCACTTGGACTAGATCCAACTGTCATTATTACTGAATAATCTGCAGTTTCTTTTGTACTTAATGCAGTGTCCATAGTTCCAAAGATACTTAGATCACTATGCTTAATTACTTCATCTCCTAAGATATATTCTGGATCTTCTTGATCTATAACCTCAAAATACTTAAACCACTCTCTTTTAAACATGTGTCCTACTTCTGTAAACTCAGCTAAAAACTCTTGTGCATATACAAGTGATCCTAGTTCTTCTCTTGCTGTTTCTAATTCTTTAGGATCTATTCTAGGAGATTGTTCAGTCGGATAATGAAATACTACCCAATCATCTTTCTTTTTAGCGTTTTCAAACAACTCATAAAACCAATTTATCCCATTAGGAGTACTAATCATAAGACTCTTACCTTTATTATCTGATAAGATCGGTCTTACTGTGTCCCAAGTTTCTTTATCCATGTAAGCAACTTCATCAAAGATCACAAGACTTATACCTCCAGCACCTCTTAAAGATTCAGGTTTATTAGCAGATTTAATCTGTATAGATCCACCACTCTGTAAAACTATTCTTTTTTCTACTTCTCTAGTTTCTGCATAGTCTTCCGGTAACTGTCTAACTAAAGATTTTAGATTTAACCATGCTTCTAAACTTTGTGGATATACAGGAAAGATTACCCATACTTTTAAACCTTTTAATGCTTGATCTACTGCAGCTACTAGAGATAAAGTACTCTTACCCCATCTTCTACCACAAACAGCTATAGTATGTCTGTTCTCATTGATAGCTTTTATAACTTCTAATTGTCCTATATGTAAATCAGGCGGACTAGCTTTAATAGTCTGGATCATCCTGTTCCCAATCCCATTTAAAGTTAATTTGTGGATAATCTATCTGTGTAACTTGTACTTGTGGATTACTAAGACCATAGATCTGTGCAATCATTTTATAACAAATATCTAATATTCCTTTTAATTCAGTAGGATTCATAGAGGCTAGATCTCTTTCATTTATTTCCCCTAATATTTTAAAAACTAATGGTTTTATTTCATCTGCTAGATCTCTTACAGTTTCTCCAACTTGTGCTAAAACAGTAGATATTATCTGCTCATTTAACATCTTATTTATAGCATTTATACGATCAACCCATCCATTTTTGCTAGATATTTGCTTTATTCTCCGTTCTGTAAGAGTGAAATTTACGGAAACTTTTTTAAGCGTTCTAGCAGCACCTAAAGCTAAATAATACTGAAATCGTTTAAAATCTATATTGGATTCTCCTACTTGTTGTTGATAAGGTAAAGCCAAAGACATATCATCTATAAAATCCATGTTCTTATTATATCTAGTTTATTTTATATTTTATCTTTTAATGATTATGCATATAAGCTTCAAGATAAGTGATACGATCTCTAAGATTATCAAACTCCCACGATTCTAATTGATTGTTTTCTAGAGTAGTAATCTTCTTTAAAAGATCTTGCCACTCCCACTTCATTAGTTCGTACGCTTGTGAATCTTGAGGAGGATTGTTTAATTCAGAAATATACCTTGCTTGAAAGTCTTCTAATTTCCACTCTAGATCTCTTACTTCTGATTCTAAGTTCTGGTAATTAGCTCTAAGTGTT